AGGTATGCCCTCCATAGACAACTACTACCAACGAATTACGGACGCTAATGGGAATCCAATACTTAAAATAAGAGATGATTTAAACTTGGATGCGGCAAAGCGTAAGGAACTCGAAGATCTTATGCCTCTTGTAGAAATAGCGGCTGCACAAGGACAACTAAACCGTTCTATATTCTACGATACACTCGGTGTTGAGATGTCAGGCAGAGAAAAAGGTCTATGGGATTATACCAATGCTATGTCTGCATTTATGTTCCATCAGGTAGAACGATTTAACCGTCAAGTTGCTCTGGTGTCTACTTACCAACTAGAGCTTAGTAAACTACGAAAAGAAAAAGGTGGTATGACCGATGCTCAGATGAAAGATGCTGCTGCGGAATTAGCTATCTTTAAAGCACAGGAAATGAACGGTGGTGCGTTCCTAGCTACAGCCCCTCGTATTGCTCAATCTGGTATTGGTCGTGTTGCTATGATGTACAAGACATTCGGCCTACAGATGTATTACACCATTATGAAAACAGGTAAAGCCGCTTTCTCAGATGCTGATCCTGAAGTAAGAAAACAAGCTATGAAGTCATTAGCTTTTGTTATGTGTTCTTCTATGGCTATGGCTGGTGTGCAGGGGCTACCAATGATAGGAGCCGCTTTTGCTATAGCTAACTTGTTCTTGGATGATGACGAAGATGATGCCGAAACAATTGTTCGTAAAGGTTTAGGTGAAGGTTTCTATAAAGGTGGCATAAATGCTCTGACAGGGGCTGATGTAGCTGGGCGATTCGGTCTTGGTAATCTTCTATTTAGGTTAAACCCATACAGTCAGGATCAATCTAGCGCAGATATAGCTCTACAAATGGTTGGTGGCCCTGCTTGGAGTGTACTATCGCAGTTCCAACGTGGTATGAGTGATGCTGTTGATGGTAACTTACAACGTGGCGTAGAAACTATGTTGCCTTCCGCCTTCCGTAATATAGCCAAAACATATCGTTACGGAAGTGAAGGCGCGATTAAATCAAGACGTGGTGACGTGATATATGACGATATAGCAACTGGGGAACTCTTTGGGCAGCTTCTTGGTTTTGCCCCCGCTGCATACACGCTGGAACAAGAAAAAAACATGAGTACTAAGCGAATAGATCGTGCCGTGAACAAAAATCGCACTCAGACGATGCGTGAGGCGTACGTATCTCTTCGTATGGGCGATACAGATGGCTTCAGCGAGGCTATTGATGAGGCGCTTAAATTTAATTCAAGACATCCTAGTTTCTCTATATTTCCTAAAACCATAGCAAAATCAATGCAAACTCATGGTAGAACCTCTGCAACTATGCACAATGGTATTACTATCAGCCCTAAGATGAAAAATGTGTTGCAAATACATAGAGATGAATATTGGGGGCAACCTGATAGTAGCCTTCTCCGTCTTATAAACTTCGATGCTAGAGATTAAAAAACCCCCACCGGTTAGGGTGGGGGTAAGTTTGAGGCGTTGAAAGTAGTCAAAGCGCCCCATTAGGAGAACGACAGACAGGGAGATGGCTGTCTCAAAAACAATATCACATCGTCCTCCAAATGCGAATACCTAATATTTCATTCTCCACTACCACTTTCGCTTCAGTTTTGTAGCCTTTATTTACTACTATCTTAGCCGCTTGGCGCATTGCTTCCTCAGTATTTATACATGGCACGAACACAGAAGTACCTACGTCCATATCGACCCACTTCACCACGACTCTAACTCCGTCAGGATTTAGATCGTCAGTCTTCAGTACCCCTTGCTTCATCACTTTCCTCAATAGAACAACTTACTACAATAACATCAGTGGGTGGCAACTGCATATGTGTGCCTTTACTTAGCCGCATTTTAGCCTTGGTTGCGTTCATCTTGGTCTTTAAATCTTCCAAGAACGCCGCGTAATTTATCTGTTGCTCACCACACCACGCTTTAAGAGGTTTCGGTATAAGGTAGGCTTTCTTTATATCTGTTTCGTATCTAGCTACTAGCTTACCTCTAGGCAATGCTTCCGGCACAACAAGGGAATCTAGACCATTGTTGTTCTGCTTACGTAGATCGTCTGTGCTTTTAATCCATAAGACATTACTCCAATGTTCGTGGATGTAGTCGTTCAGAACCTCTTCTACGGATGCGTTCATATCCGACACGTAGTGTTTATTCTGTTTCAACAGGGAAACAGCCCACTTAAATACCTTGCCTACATCGTAGTCAATAAGCCCTGCACGTTTCGCTAGCATAAGCCCTGCTATAGTATTAGTGGCAAACGCAGACCAGAATCTGTTCTCAGAAGTAAGCCCCGCCGCAGTATCAATTTTAACTCTGACTTCTTCTATAAGCTTCTTAACCGCGTCTAAATTAGTTATAACGTACTGTACGTACTCCTTACCGGCAGTACCGTAGTGATTATCCAATGCCGCGCTGAAAGTATCTTGTTGTTCTTTATCCTCAGCCTCATTAAATAACCGGTCTACTTTAACCTCTAGTATGCGCTGTGCTTCTGCTTTCGGCATTGCTTTCGCCATACTTATACGCTCGATGATGCTTGTGTTGCCTGTAGTGACCGACAACAACTTCCACGCATCCCCACGATATCGCTCGGCATTACCACCGCTAGTCATACGCCCCCGTTGCCTACCGCCTGTAAGCTGGTATGCAAGGTTACTCAGTTCATTGGCAGTGCTGTTCGTCAATTCATCCATGTAGAGAGGTAGATTGTGATATATTTCCCCCCTGTGCATCTTGATGTTGAACGTGTCATGTTGATTTAAGACTAGTTCTTCTGGCCTTCCCCACACCGAAACACCTGCGAACATAGCTGTAGTCTTACCAACCCCCGATTCCTTACTATGTATATGTAACGCAGCGCAATTTACTGGGGATAAGTTCATAAGAACGGAGCCAAACGAAGACCCAACTACAAATTGATGTAGTTCAAACCCATCTCGGTTATAGAAGTTTATCGTATCTTTCCATTCTTCTAATGTGCCTTTAGGCTCAAATGAAGGGAACAAACCTATAGTCTGATTAGACGGAGGATTGAACTCTACTCGGTCCCCAAATATCTCCTGATTACCTAGTATAAACGACTTACATTCATCACTAGTCCAACCAAATTGTTTGTGTGCTTCATCTGCCATACTGTTTGCCTGTAACTCGTTAACCCATGTTGTTGTGTAGTGCATAATCTCATCCATTTTACTCACGGCTACGCCGTACATAGACATCTGCTTGCGGAACTCTTCACGGGAGTTAACGGCGGTTAGGGGTATCGTAAACTCTCGTACGCCGTCTTTCGGTAAATGTAGCCGCATAACTACAGCTTCACCCAACTCACTATCCCATAGGCGGCGAACAACATACAGATCGTTATGGTATATAGCCTTCTCGGTAACTTCCCCATCAGGAAGTGTTACCCTTGTGTATACGCCCCCGTTTGCACCTCTAAAGTACGGTGCTGGATAAGCGGGTATAGTGTATGTATTTATGGGAGAATTGGGGAGGTCTATAGACGGTGCTTCCACAATATTATCTTCTTCAGTAGCTTCCCGTATCCGACTACCTAAGCTTATAGGAGACTTTACCTTCCCTCGGTGAGAACACTCGGTGCATACGTCAGGGTTAAACTCATCAAACGTATCACATAAGTACGGACCCTTTATAAGGTCCATCTTCTTCTTTGTGTCTTCTGTATTGTACTCAGGATGGTTTCTAGATAGCACTTGCGCGGCTTTATGCCCATCTTCACAGAACTTTGCTATTGATAGCCCCGCTCTCCATAACGGCTCACTTATTTCTTCCTGATTAACGAGTATGTTCCTTATCTGTTCACACCCGTTACCAGATTTGATTTTATCAACTATATCTTTGAATGTGTTTTTCTTGTTACCAAGTAACGCTTCCATGACAGCGTTGCTACCAGACGGTATATGTCTAGTAGGTACTGGTATCAAGTCAGTCCCCATATACTCCTTGAACACATCTATGTGCATGGGCTTAGATATGTCTGTACCGAAGAACCCTACTGGTGTTGGGGGGTCTGTTTTATAGTTATGAGTCGTGGGTACACGAAGAACCCTAGCGGCATCTGCTGTGACGGCAGGGTCTGCTAGTAGTTTATGTTCTACGCAGAGTTGTTTAAGCCTCTCTGCTATTGGTAGCCATTCTTCTATGCTAACAGGCTCTGACAAGAACCAGTAAACATGAATCCCTCGTCCCGAGTTAATTAGCGTAGGTCTTGGCAGGTCTAGAGTCTTACAGAACCCTCGCAAAGCTAACATAGCTTCATTCTGGTTCTCGTAGTCTTTGCTAGGACCACAGTCTAAATCTAGAAAAAACGCTCTAAGTTGTTTTACGTTGTTTACTTTACGTGACCCATCTTCTTTAAAAGTAGCCAACGCAAAATACGCATCAAACCCAGCTTCGTCTAGTTCCTGCGCTTTTGTCAGAACAGCGTCTATGGAAGTATAAAACTTTTGTACTCTACGGTCCTGTAACCGCAAAGATGCAAACACACAGTAAAAGCCATCTTCCCCTAACGCTCTCTGTAAGAATTTTTTTGTTTCCATTATTACTTACCTGAGAGAAATCCCCAACCACGCTAGGCGCAGTTGGGGTTATGTTAAAAGATTTAATCGTCCCAATCATCCACGATAGCGTCGATCTCAGGGTCTTTAGCCTTTACAGAAGCGGGCTTCTTAGCCACCTTCTTAGGCTCAACTATATCTTCTACAACTTCTTCCTCAGATACTTCTGGTTCCGTTGTACTATGGAACGGATTACCACCAAGTTCAGCTTCAAAACCTTCAGTAGCTTCAAATGGAGATGCCATCTGCATAGGTACGTAGTTAGTAACCTGCACAGCGTTCATACGTAGGGACACGCCAGTACCAACACCTTTAGCGTTGTAAGGCACGCATACCCCTGCAATATTTATAGTGCTACCTGTAGTAAGTAAGAAATCATTAGGTAGTTTAGAATTGGAAGCATCGTATTGTGTTGGCTTCCTAGTAGCATCTTTACCATACGCCCCCTTCAAAGAACTCTTAAACGTATACGTGCCTTCTTCTTCCTTGACAAAAGGGTTGTCAAACTTCTCAGGCCAATCATCTCCGGCTTTCTCCGTGTAGGCTTCTTTCATCTGGGCAAACAACTTCTTAGCCTGTCCGCTATTCATACGAAAACCTACTTCGTATTTAGCTCCATCATCAAACACATCACAGGGTACAGAACGTTTCTCCTTGCTATCGAACCTGTATGTCTTATCTAAACGAGGCCACAGAGCTTCTACTTGACTAACCATAAACTGTACTGTTTTGGGCTTATCAGCCATATTACTTCTCCTAATGTTGAAACCCACTTGTACTTTCAAACGGGGATTTTGTGCTACCCTCAAATGGTGTGTAGTCCAGTGTAATCGCCTGTGCCGTATCAGCGTGGGTAATCATACTTGAGGCTACATTAAATTCTTCATCCCGTAGAGGGCGAATTGGTTTGAAGAATAACTTCGGTGTATTGCTGTTTTCGTCAAAATATATCTCAGTAAGAACAGACATGACTGGAGTATCCCTAGCGGATAAGAACTCCGCGTATGCTTTCATAGGCATATGCCCTTCTCTTGCCTGTCCGAATATAGATGTAGCAGGTAATCTTACTTGATATACCTCCTGTAACCTGTCCGCAGGTAAAACCGCTATCTGCTGTGCAAACCTGCAAGCCCTACTGCTTTTATAGCCTGACCCACGTATATTATGTGAGCAGTCCATACACCTAGCCGCTTGACGTTGTTCTTGTGGTACATCAGGAGATGGAGTTTGAGTATCTGATGACCAACAAGTAGGTAGTATTAATTTATCTGGATCGTAGCTACCTTCGTAATAAGACCTCGATACAAACGCGGCGTTTACTATAACAACTTCATATTTATTAGCGTTTACTAATATATTTCCTCCATCGGAACACTCAGTAAACACTTTATCACGTATACTTATACGTCTCATAGATCTTCATCTACTTCGGTAGTGCTTTCGGTATCTTTGCTATTACCCGCAGACAAAGCGGCGGTAACATCGTCTATACAGAAACGATATGTATTGACTACACGGATGTAGGTATCTTCTGGTATATGCTTGTTTCTAACCCATCCACGTATAGTAGATATTGATACTTGTAGATGGTTAGCTAGTTTTTCGATAGTTACGTAAGGGCCACTCATTATTTTTTCCTAACTGATATCATGTACTCACTGTCCACATTTAATCCCGGTGGCACGGATTCCGGGTTCTCTTCTAAAAATTGTTTTACGTTGCCTTGATTTAATCTTTTCTCGAAGAACTCAGGGACACTATGCTCTTCTACGAAGTTGTACATAGATTCCCAATCACTAGTCCAGTAGCGTGTCTTAACGGTCCTGTAAAAAAGCCCCTCTGAAGTTCTTACGCTATCGACATCATGTTCTTTACAATGATCTAATAACGCTCTCTTTATAATATCTTGCTGTTCTTGCAAGCCCCCGTCTTGTTCCTTAAAGTTTGCGGATAATTCGCTCCGCTTTGCTTTTATTTTAAGGTAGACCTTGGTTAATTTGTTTAGTTCTCCACTCATTTTGCACCTCCAAATCTTTGTAGAGTATGCAATTTAGTGGCAGATAATACTCTAGTCAAGTAATTTGTTATATAAATCTATAATTTGCGAGTGAACGTCTATTTTACTATCTAATAACCGGTAAACGTGTTTCTCTACGAGGGAACCTTGTAGCTGTACGACAGTACATTTGTGTGTTTGCCCTGCACGATGTACACGTGCGTTAGCTTGAGCATAGGTTTCTAGAGAACTCGTTGGCCCCCACCAGACCACAGTATTTGCGGCAGTAAGGGTTACACCATGAGCGGCGGCGGCTGGTTGGATTATAAGTACGCGAGGATCATCCTGTTCTTGGAACGCTTTAAATATTTCTGTGCGTTTACCAACTTTGACATCACCTTGTATGACAGCATTAGTTATACCATCAGCGGTAAGTTTTTCCGCTAGTATGCTTATAGCGTGTTTAAAAGGCACAAACACAAGAACTTTCTGGCTGGACTCGTCTATAACCTCACGTAGAACTCTATACCTATGCTTTATGTCGAACTCTAATGTGTCACCTTTATCGGTATAGATTGCTCCACAAGCTATTTGTAGTAACTTGTTCATGTTAACTGCTGCGTTAACTGCGGTTATTTCTTCTCCAGCGGCTTGAATTACCATACGGTTCCGTA